TAGATAGCACAAGCCTTCAGTGCTTCGTCTGGTCTGGAATAGTTACCCGCCACACCAAACTTGTCACCCATGTCTAGTACTAGAATGTCAGGCTTGAATGATTTACATACAGACTCAACCCATGCCATGTCTCTACCACCTGCATCTTTAATCTTGATGTTGTTCATCACAGGTTCGTACATGTGCTTGGCCTTAGTCATGTCATCTCGCACCTCTCGTGCTGTCATTCCAGCCGCTGCTGTTAGGTATCTAGCACCGACACGGTGGGTAGGCTCTTCATTACATAGGATGATACACTTAGCACCCTGTGAGGCAAACCCACCCGGCGCAGCAATCAAGCTGGCATGGAAGGATGTCTTACCAGTGTTAGGTCTAGCACCTACTTCGATAAGCTGACCACCTGACACACCCTCTATCTTGCGGGTGACTGATGGTATGTTGAATGCCCACTTAGCTTCCAACTCAGCTTTAGCCATGAGAGTTTCGATAGTGATATCATCCCATTCGATATTAAGGTTAGGGATGAAGTCATCACCGTATCTCTCAAGTAAGTTACGCAATGCCTCTAATGTAGAAGCATCACCGTTGACCATATCGAATCCGATATTCGCAACGTCTTCTCCAATCACCTGCTGGAATAGTTTGGACAGCACCTCTTGTGCTATGTCACTACCCATAGGCTGCTCACGCTTCACCTGTGCAAACAGGCTACTGTATGAGGCTTTCTGTGCCGTAGTCAGAGTAGGATTGTCAGACATAAACAATGCCTCAATCTCATCTGGCGATACGGTACGCTCATACTTGTCCATAGCTGTGTCGATAGCTTTCTTAATCTTTCGCACGTCACTACTGAACAAGCGGTCAGGACACTTGGAACCACGATGGTCATCGTAGAACNCNTTGTCCATNAAACTTCTAATCAGTGATAATTCCATTTAGCTTCTCCATATCTTCGGGGTTACGATATTTCAAGTCATCAGTCAAACGTAGGACACGAACATCGTTCACGTATCCACGTAGTTCCTTTGCCATCTGCAAAGTCTTGGGTAGCGCATCGGGGTCTAACGCTATTACGGCTGTTGAGAACTGTGCAAGATACCTTTTATGCGACTCTTGCAAACTTGTTCCAAGAAGCGCAACCCCGACAAAGTTACCGTAACCAACAACGGCTGCACTCACACAGTCCTCAACAACAACTGCGACTTTACCACACCCAACGGTGTAAGGCAAGCCACTTTTTCCATATCGTTTCCATTTAGGTAGGCGATTGCCAAGCGCACGACCTGTGGCATCAACAATCCTACCATCATGTATGACAGGGAACACCACACGGCTTTCCTTTACGTCATACAACAAACCTAATTCTTCTGTGTCTAAGCCCCACGTAGCACACCACCTATTCATGTACAGATCATCACGATGGGGTACGATGTACGAAGGCAATTCAAATGTATCCTCTGCAAACTTCTCTGCCCCTAGAAAGCCAGACCGTATATCATCTACTGTAAGGTGAACACGACTGCCACCTTTGGTGCCACAGGATACCTTGTAGCAGTTCCACACAATGCTGCCCATATTGTTGGTTACTGTAAAGGTCTTGATACCACCACACTCAGGGCAGTTCATGCGCTTTGTGTGTCCGTTAGGTAAATCAAGATCACTTACTATGTTATATATATTATTCATTATATACTCACTTTCGTTGCGGCAGTTAAGTGCTTTTACCATGCGCTTTACGTGTTGTCAATGCATTATTTGCAGAAGCGTATGTATTTTTCATGTATGGTTTGACTGACTGTGGATTAGTATGTCCTGTAACCGACATGATTTGTCCCATAGGAACACCTGCCTCTACCATTTGTGTTGTGCCAGTCCTTCGTAGGTCAGCCAGCCGCAGTTCTTCCGGCAGCCCAGCTTCACGCATGACAGACCGTCCAGCTTTAGACAGTCTTTCTATGCTGTAGGGATGGTACTGCCCCTGTACGGGCGTTGTACGGGGAACAACATACTGTTGAAAGCCAAAGTCCTGCTCCTGTTGTGTCAGCATCTCAAGCAGGTCATCTTCGATAGGCAAAGTTACCTCTGCTCTACGCTTGGACTGCTCAAGATATAGCTTGCGTTCATCCAAGTCAAAGTTATCCCATGTGAGTAAGCGCATGTCACCCAATCGCTGGCACCAATCGTATGCCATGTGAACTATCAGACCGATACTGCGATACTGAAACTCACCATAAGCAGTGTCAAGAAACTGACGCACGTTGTCCTCAGTCCATACAACCTTGCGTTGTGGTGGTGTCTTACGTCTGACGTTGGCAAAGGGATTTATCTGTGCATACTCCATCTCAATAGCGTATCTGAATACGATGGATGACACAGTGCAGACATGGTTGGCGAGGCTGATACCCCGCACAACCCAGTCCTCATAACTGTGCTTTGCTTGCTTACTTGTCAGTTCACAAAAGTTCACAGAGCCAAAGTCATCCAACATGACGGACAGAAAGTATTGATAGTCTTTCTTAGTTCTGTCACGTAACATGTTGAAATCATTGGATGTATAGTACTTGTCAACTAGCTGCTGCACAGTCTTCATGCTGCAATCAACTCCTTGAACTGCTTGCTTTCAATCCACTGCGACACCTCATGTTCACGCTTCATCATAGATACAGCGTTGGTATCACCGCCAGTGTTACGCAGCTTAAAGCCGTTACGCTCATCAGCATAGCTGGCATAGTTAGTGAAGGCAGAGTACAATGCCCATGCATTCTCACCACGCACACCAGCTTCTTGGTTGTACAAGGTAAGCATCTTGTCTGCTGTACGGTCAGACTTGAGCAGTGATTCAAGCATAGCTTTGACATTGCTCACAAGCACAGGGGTGTTTGCCCAGCGTTGCATCTGCTGATGGTAGTTAGTGAAGTCATCGTTTGACTTGCCCAACTGTGTGATGAATCGGTCAAGGCTGAAGCCGCTAGTGTTCTTACGGCGTACCTTGTCATGCTCACCACGAATCATACCGTTGGTGCAGAAAAAGTCGATAGCACCAAACAGCACCGTGTTTGAACATGTACCATCCACACCATGCAATGCAATGATGCGCTGTGCAATCTCAGTCTCGTGTTTAGGTGTCACGATGGTATGCTTCATGTTAGGCAGGGTCATGTCCATCATAGCCCAGCCATTGCGATGAGCATCACGCCACACGATAGACCCACCCTCTGTCTGTGCATCAGTCAGATTGTCAGTCACTGTTGACATAACATCACGGAAGAAATCACCATGTGATGCACAGGTGAAGTCCTTGCCCACGATAGCGATAGGTTCGCCAGTGTTGCCATCAATGACATACTTTTTGTCAGCGACACGAGTAGGCTCAAAGGTTACGTCAAAGTCTAAATTCTCAGGGATATATTCTAATGGCATATCTATTCTCCTTTATGGTTGTAATAAGGTTGGCAGTTTTACAACACTTGCCAAGGTTGGACGACCAGATGTAATTCAGACTGGTAGCAAAACGCACAGGTAAGAATCAATCACACACGAGTAATACATCTATTCCCCACACTTCCGCTGTTCTTACCCCTATTCGGGGCGGTGCTACAGCAGCAAATATAAAGGCACAGTTATATCATATAAGATATAAGCTGTCAACTGTTCAGATTAAATTGGTGTTCTAGTGTGTCCTTCGCATCGGACAGTTCTTGCAGGTCATAGGCTGATACCATCTTGATGCCACCCATGTCTGGATACAGCGCAGTGTCAAGTATGCTGTCAAGCAATTCATGTACCTTGATAACAGCTACACGTTGCTCAATGGACAACTTGCCTACACGATTGCGGCGTTGGATACGTTCTTTCTCCCGTTCCTTTGCAAAGTATGCGATGCGTTCATCTGTCGTCATGTTGTGTAATTTTTTAGCCATTGCTATTCTCCTCTATAAAAATATTGCTGTTAGTATCGGCACCACTACAAATATAATTAACACTGTCTCCATTACTCTTCCTTCCTTTCTATGCAAAAGCATTGCTGTTCTGGGTGGTCAAACCCACGCACAGTAGTTTCAACATGGCACTGTGACAGCCACTTGTGTCCTGACCACACCTCTAGTTCTACTGTGTGTGTATTGATTGTGCCTAGACAGGCTAGTACCCATAGTGTGTTAGTCATTGTGTAACTCCCGCTGATATTCCGTCCATGCGGCATAAAATACCTCGTTGAAACTGTGGTAGTTTGCATCCTCAAAGGCAGCAGACGCTACCTCAAAGATGTCCTGCCCACTCCACTTGACTGCTTGGGATAATCGTATCCCTCTGATTTCATTACTATTCATCCCATTATCCTTCCTATAATACCTACTGCTGCATGATAGCCTGCCCAGCCTAAAAATGCAAAGATGCAAAAGAACAATAACATTTCAATGCCATCATGCGTGAGGTAATAATATTTCACTTTGTGCCGTAGCTTACTCATGCTCACCCCCATTGCCTCTGCCTAGCCCACCGAAATAGGTAGGCTTGCGTCTTGCTGTTTCAAATACACCTGCCGTGATGAACACCCCTGCTATCAGCAGGGCATGTGCTATGGCACTGATACCAAACACAGTGACAGAGCCGACAGACATTCCAAAGATAATACACCACATCCAAGCCAGCAACTGCATGACCATATGCCGTGTGTTTGTGTCGGGTATGTGAGACAGTGGGTTGTGTTTACTGTCCATAATTAGGTTGTACAGTTTAATCATTGTCAATCTCCTTTAACACCATTGGTATTCGTAATCATAATTGTACTCAGCATCAAGCTGATGCCATGCCTGTTCATAGGCATAATCCCAATTAGTATGATAGCCTGTGGCTATGTCATCATCAGCAATACATTTTGCCCAATGGTCAAGGCTAGGCTCATGGTCAAGTGGTAGTTCTTCCATTGTCATTCTCCTTTGGTAAGTATACATCTACATCACAGCCACAGTTAGGGCAGTAAGTTAGTCACCATTGCATATGTATCTTCACATCCATATGCTTCAGCATCATGGTCACCCCCATATTAGCTGGGTGCTACAGTGCCAGCAGTTCATGTGTAAGTATCTCCTTCATCACGTTCATGTAAGTCATCTACATCTACGCCTTCGCAGATGTATGAATAGTCATAGTTGGGTAAGCT